CATGGACGAAGCTGCTAAAGATGATGATGCAGAAGAAGACAAAGTCGACGAAGAATTTGAAGACATTGCCATTGAAGGCGATGACGATATGAGCCCAATGGGCGGAGATCCAACTGACGATCTAGAAGGCGACATCGATGCAGAAATGGATGACGAAGACATGGGTGACAAGTCTGAAGAAGAGTTGTTCCAAGATCTTGACAGTATTGTAGATGAATTACAGGCCAAATTTGATGAACTCAAAGGCGGTGACGACATGGGCGACATGGGCGATGATGACATGGGCGACATGGGCGATGAAAAAATGAAAGACAATTTTGATCTAGCCACTGTTCGTGAATACGTTGAGAAAGTTGCACCAGCTAAAATGGGCGATAACGGTGTTAACAACAAGTCTATCGTAGCTGGCAAGAATGACATGGGCGGTACAACTGCCAACATTCTAAGCGGCAAGAACGGTGCCCCTGGTTCAGAAACAGGTGAATTAAAAGGTTCAGGATTGCTGAAAGGCAAGCCGACCGAAGATAATGCTGGCAACATCAATGTCCCAGGTGCTAAGAACGGTAATGCGTTTTCTAAGAAAGAGCCCGGACATGGTGCTGAAAAAGCTGGTGCAAAAGAATCACCAGACAACAAGCAAAGCCTTTTCCGTGGTCGTAGATAATAGGACTTGACAAAGGTGAAAACTACTCTATCAGAACATTTGAGTTTTGACCAGGCTAAGATTGTCTTGGAGCGCGACGAAGGCAGCGACGGTAAAAAGTCGCTGCATCTAAACGGCATTTGCATTCAAGGAGACATCCGGAATGCAAATCAGCGTGTTTACTCTTCTGAAGAAATTGGCAGGGCTGTCAAAACGCTCAATGAACAGATCGCTGGTGGCTACTCCGTTCTTGGAGAAGTTGATCATCCTCAGGATTTAAAAATTAATCTAGATCGTGTTAGTCATATGATTACCAAGATGTGGATGGATGGTCCTAACGGCTACGGAAAACTAAAAATACTCCCAACTCCAATGGGGCAGTTGATTCAGTCCATGTTGGAAGCAGGAGTTAAACTGGGTGTTAGTTCCAGAGGATCCGGCGAAGTAGACAGTAGTGGCAAAGTGCAGGGTTTTGAAATAATCACAGTAGATGTGGTAGCACAGCCCAGCGCCCCGGGAGCTTATCCCACACCAGTATACGAACATTTAATCAATAACACAGGCGGTTACAAGGCATATCAAATAGCACAAGAAGTTCAAGGCGACCCCAAGGCTCAAAAATACTTAGCAGAAAGTCTCAAGAGAATAATCTCTGGACTCAAATAACAGTAGGAGAATCACATGCTAGACATCGTAAAACAATTGTTTGAAAACAATGTGATTTCCGAAGAAATCAAATCGGAAATTGAATCAGCTTGGGAAAGCAGAATTCAAGAAAGCCGTGATCAAGTAACCGCTGAACTACGTGAAGAATTTGCTCAGAAGTATGAGCATGACAAAGGCGCAATGGTAGAAGCTGTAGAAGCTATGCTAACAGATCGCTTGCAGGCAGAGTTAGGTGAATTGGCAGAAGATCGCCAAGGACTTATCGAAGCCCGCGCCAAGTATACTAAGAAAATGAAAGACGATTCCAAAGCAATGGAATCATTTATCTTTAATAATCTTAACAAAGAATTGGCAGAACTACACGAAGATCGCAAGACAGTTGCAAACAATGTTGCAAAATTAGAATCTTTTATCGTGGATGCCCTGGCGAAAGAAATCGCAGAATTCCACACAGATAAGAAAGATTTGGCCGAAACTAAAGTAAAATTAGTACGCGAAAGCAGAGCCAAGTTTGACAATCTCAAGAAAGAATTTATCACAGCAGCTTCCGTAAAAGTAGCAGAAACAGTGCAGAACGGTCTACGTTCTGAAATGACTCAGCTCAAGGAAGACATTGAATCAGCTAGAAGAAATGACTTTGGTCGCAGAATTTTTGAATCATTTGCCAGCGAATATGCTGCAAGTCATCTAAATGAGAAATCTGAAACAGCAAAACTTCTCAAAGTTATGATGACAAGAGAATCTGAATTGGAACAAGCAGCAAAAATGGTTGCAGAAGCACAGCAACAAGTAGCACAGAAAGAACGTGAACTACATGTCATCAAAGAAAGTAATCAACGCAAGGAAGTTATGAGCGAATTGCTAAATCCTTTGGCTGGTGACAAACGTGAAGTCATGAAAAGTCTGCTTGAATCAACACAAACAGAAAAGCTACGTACAGCTTTCGACAAATACCTACCAGCAGTAATGAATGGTGGAGCACCGGCGAAGAAAGTACTATCAGAAGGCAAAGAAATTACAGGCGATAAACAGGCACCTCAATCCAGCGGTAAAGAAGAAAAAACCGCTGAGATATTTGACATCCGCAGGCTTGCGGGACTAAAAGTTTAAGGAGAACTATAATGTCACAATTACTCGAGTCACGCTGGTCGGAAACCAAAGACGCCCTTTTAGAAGGTCTTCAAGGTAACAAGCGTTCAGTAATGGCAACAACTCTAGAAAATACCCGCAAGTATTTGGCAGAGAGTGCCACCGCTGGAGCAACATCCGCCGGTAACGTAGCAACACTAAATCGTGTGATCCTTCCAGTGATCAGACGTGTAATGCCAACAGTCATTGCTAATGAACTAGTTGGTGTACAACCAATGACAGGTCCAGTTGGACAAATCCACACTCTACGTGTTCGCTACAGCGATACATTTAGTGCGAGTGCTGGTGGTTCTACAACACCTGGCGAAGAGGCACTAAGCCCATTCAAGATTGCTGAAGGTTATTCTGGAGCCACAACTGGTAAACCAGCGTCAACAGCAGCACTAGAAGGTGTAGCTGGTAACAAGCTAAGTATTCAAATCTTGAAACAAACAGTTGAAGCTAAGACACGTAAGTTGTCAGCTCGCTGGACTTTTGAAGCTGCTCAAGATGCACAAGCCCAACAAGGCATTGACATCGAAGCAGAAATCATGGCTGCTCTTGCACAAGAGATCACAGCTGAGATCGATCAAGAAGTTCTACGTAGCTTGGCTACATTGTCTTCAACAGTATTAACATATGACCAAGCTGCTGTATCTGGTACAGCAACATTCGTTGGTGACGAGCATGCCGCATTGGCAGTTCAAATCAACCGTGCTGCTAACTTGATCGCTCAGCGTACACGTCGTGGTGCAGGTAACTGGGCAGTTGTATCACCAACAACATTAACATTGTTGCAAAGTGCTACTACTTCTGCTTTTGCTCGCACAACAGAAGGCACATTCGAAGCTCCTACAAACACCAAGTTTGTTGGCACATTGAATTCAGCAATGAAAGTGTATGTTAACACATATGCAGAGAACGACAACGTTCTAGTTGGTTACAAAGGTTCTAGCGAATCTGACGCAGCAGCATTCTATTGCCCATACATTCCATTGATGAGCAGTGGTGTTGTTCTTGACCCAGCAACTTTCGAACCAGTCGTGTCATTCATGACACGTTATGGTTATGTTGAGTTGACAAACACAGCTTCTTCTCTAGGTAATGCAGCTGATTACTTGGCGACTGTTGCTGTAACATCCGCTAACCTACGTTTTGCTTAATCTGTAACACGTATAACGCAACTTCAAAAAGCACCTTCGGGTGCTTTTTGTTTGACTTAAATATTGGGATGAAAGTGGAATCGGAACAAGACTTCAAACAACTACGTGAACAGTTTACGGCATGGCGACATCGCTTTCCTATGTTTACACATGATGTGCAACGCATTGAAAAAATAATAAATCAACACATTACTGCGCACAGTAAAATAATGGTCTTGTATAGGCAAACCAAACATCGCGGATATTTAGAAAAAGCACAACAAGAAATTGATGCCATCAATACAATATTAAACACTGTAGAAAAAATGGAACTGATGAGTCTACTAAGCCGCGGATAAATAAAGTATCTAGAATTTATTATGCGGTACCCGCCGCGTAGACCTAGAACGTCAAACATAAGGAGAATCAAATGGGACGTCCAGTAAAAAGAGATGTAAACGGTGTTGAAGTTTTTGGCACATATGCAAGCAATACAGGTATTAGAGTCGTTGCTAATATCGGCGGTACAATCAGAGATGATGTGTATATTCTTAAACAAAAAGGTACAAGAGCCTATACTGTATTTGATGTATCAGACAGTGCAACAGGACTATGTAGATTGGCCGACAAAGACAGCGACAAACTATCAACAGGCGAAATGTTAATGACAGGTCGTGTAGCTGCTGATAATAATCAAGCTACCAACGGTCGTAGAATTAGAAAGTTAACCAAGCGTATTGCTACTGATTTTAGCGGTGTTCGCTATAAATGGTATATGGCAGACGATTCTGGATCTGACGATATCTTATTAGTTGCACTATAATCTAGGATTGTAAATGGGACAGTTTCTCAGAGTCAACGGTGACTACAACATTCGAGCAGGCGATGGTGCCAAGATAACACTTGACACTGGCCCTGCTGTGAGTGGTGGTTCGGTAAGAGTTACTGGTAATCTAGTAGTCGAAGGTGATACGTTTAATATCAGCACCACTAATTTAACCATTGAAGATAACATTATATCTTTGAACACTGGAGAAGTTGGACCAGGCGTATCTTTGATATATTCAGGTATTGAAATCGAACGTGGTAACACTACCTCAGTGACCCCACAGAACAATGCCAGCTTCCTCTACGACGAAAGCACTGACTCATGGATACTAGCACATGGTTCTGCGCCAGGACCGTTTAACTTTGATGCCAGTAGTCTAAGACTCAAACAGATACTAACAAACAGCACTACTGATTCAGGTGACCTCACACTGATAGGCACAGGCACCGGAGTAGCTAAAGTTATAGGTACTATAAATTATGAAGATCAAGTCACACATGACGACGATCTTCCTAATAAAAAATATGTTGATGATTC